GAACCGGTTCAATATACAATTTATTATGGTGATGAAAATCATTATCATTGGCACACAGATACTATTATTAATGATAACAGTTCTCATCCAGATACACCAGAAGGTCCTATGAAAAATACTATTCGTAAAATTAGTTGTAGTATTCAATTAACTGATCCAAGCGAATATGACGGCGGTGAATTCGAATTAATGACGGGTGATAATGTAGAATCAGAAGATTATTCAAAAGATTTGAAGGATGAAGGATATTTCAAGACAAGTAGCGTACCTTTACCACATTTTAAAGAAAAGGGTTCAGCTATGTTCTTTCCTTCATTTACGTATCATAGAGTTAAACCAGTGACTAAAGGTATTCGCAGAAGTCTAGTAGTATGGTTTCGTGGTCCTAAATGGCAATGATATAAATATATGATATACGATTTGTAGTGGTTATTAAAGAAGTATCTTCTTCATTATAAATAACATAGAACGTATTATAAGAGGGTTTTATGGCTGCACCTACTACTAGAGAACAACATAAACAGTATTGCCTTCGTAATCTAGGCTCACCAGTCATTGATATCAATGTAGATGATGAGCAACTAGAAGACCGCATTGACGAATCTTTACAATATTTTCGTGATTATCATTACGATGGTACTGAACATGTATACCTAAAACATCAAATAACAGCAATTGATAAAACAAATGAATATATTGCTATTAATAATAATATTCAAGGTATCACTAGATTATTCAGTATAGGTAATTCTAATAGTTCATCAAACCTCTTTAATGTAAGATATCAAATTCATTTAAACGATTTGTTTGATTTTTCTTCTGCTACTGCATCTCCTTATATCAATGCTATGAGACACGTAGAAACATTAGAAGAAATCTTTGTTGGTAAGAAACCAATTCGTTTTAATAGACATACAGATAAATTATATATTGATATGGATTGGACTAATGATGTAGCTGTTGATGATTATATTATTATAGATTGCTATCGAACTATCGATGGCGATACCTATAGTGATGTGTGGAATGATAGATGGTTACTTCGTTATTCTACTGCACTATTTAAGAGACAATGGGGAATGAATTTAAGCAAATTCGCAGGGGTACAATTACCTGGTGGTATTACTCTAGATGGTCCTCGAATCCTTCAAGAAGCAACAGACGAAGTTACTAAACTAGAAGAAGATATGATTACCAGTTATAGTCCATTAATACATGATATGACTGGTTGATACTATGGCGACCAATAAGTATTTTAGTAATTTCACATATGGCCGAGAACAAGATTTAGTAGAAGATCTTACTATTGAGTCTATTAAAGTATATGGTCACGATGTAAAATATATACCTAGAACTATTGTATCCCGCGACAATCTTTACTCTGAAGATACTTTATCTACATTTAATGATGCTGCTGATATTGAAATGTATGTTAAGAATGTAGAGGGTTTCGAAGGCGAAGGAGATTTACTCTCTCGTTTCGGATTACAAATTCGTGATGAAATGACCTTTACATTAGCTCGTAAAAGATTCGATCAAATCCGTACAGAAAAATTAATGACTGAGGTAGGCTATAACTATCTCACCGAAGAAGCTGATACTACAGTGCCTTCTAGACAATATCTATCGGGTAATAATGAAACCGAATCTATCATACTAGAAGCTGGTACTGCTAATGGTTATTCAATCACTTCTAATAGACCAAACGAAGGCGATTTGATTTACTTTCCTATGGTTAGTAAATTGTTTGAAATCAAATTTGTTGAGCATGAATCAATCTTTTATCAAACAGGTAGATTGCAAACATATGATATTAAATGTGAACTATTCGAATATAGTTCAGAACAACTTGATACCGGTTATAGTGAAATAGATGGTATTGAAGATGCTCTATCACTAGATAGTACTTTATTCCAATTCACATTAGAAGCGGGTGGTGGTTATGGAACTGGTGTTATTCTTGGAGAAGATGGAGATACTATTATACAAGAGTATAGTATTAATACAACAGACTCTCAAGCTAATAATTCGTTGTTCCGTACAGATGTACTAGCAGATGATATAATCGACTTCTCTGAACGTGATCCATGGTCAGAAGGTAGATTTTAATGTTTGAATATTTCTCAAATGGTCTAATCAGAAGATATGTAACTGTCTTCGGTTCAATGTTTAATGACCTTCAAATTCAAAGAACTAATAATTCTGGTGTTAGAATACAAACGATTAAAGTGCCTATTGCGTATGGCCCTAAACAAAAGTTCTTAGTAAGAATAGATACAGACCCTAATTTAGATAGAGCAGTTGCTATGTCTTTACCGCGCATAGGATTTGAATTAAACGGTATATCATATGATCCTACCAGAAAACTTAATTCTACTCAAAAGAATTCTTATATTCTAACTACAGATAATACTCAACTTAGAACACAATATACACCCGTTCCTTATGATCTACAATTCATATTATCTATCTTTGTAAAAAATGCAGACGATGGTACACAAATATTAGAACAGATTATACCCTACTTTAAACCAGAATGGAATATCGGTGTTAACTTAATTCCTTCTATGGATATCAGTATGGATATTCCTACTGTGTTAAATAGTATAGACTTTGAAGATGCATATGAAGGAGATTATCAAACCAGACGAGCTATTATCTGGAACTTAAACTTTACTATGAAAGGATATATGTACGGGCCTGTTAGTAATTCTGGACAGATTACTAGAACGCAAGTTGATTTTTATGCTAATACTGCTTATAATACTGCTAGAAGTAGTCGTGTAGTTATAGTGCCTGGATTATTAGCTAATGGTTCACCCACTTCAAATAGTGCGGCTTCTGTAAATAGAAGTCTAATTGATGTAGATGACGATTATGGATTTGCTTCTAATACGTTCTTCTATACAGATGGACTAGCGTATAATCCCGTAACAGGAAGTGATGAAAAACCATGACCTTTGATAATAAATTTAGTGAGCTATTAGATATAGATCCACCCGATCAAGAAGTATTAGAACCTAGTTTTAAGAACAAAGAGGTAGATGATGATTATGATTATGCTAGACGTAATCTAAGAGATCTTATCGATTCAGGTATGAATGATTTGAATTCAGTAATGGATATTGCTAGACAAAGCGAATCGCCTAGAGCATTTGAGGTAGCTACTAATCTAATAAAGACATTGGCTGATACGAATAAAGATCTTTTAGACTTGGCTAAAAAGAAAAAAGATCTAACACAAGAAAAGAATACTCAAAACGTCACTAACGCTTTATTCGTTGGTTCTACTGCGGATCTACAGAAATTGATACAAGGAAATAGAACATGACTTGGGCTTCTCAGTTAGGTAAATACGGGGTTCAGGCTGGCGCCGGCGGTTCTTCCGGACCGTATCTGGCAGACATCTTGGTAATTGGTGGCGCTGGAGGAGGCGGCGGCGGCTATGGCGGCGGTGGCGGTGGGGCCGGCGGTTTACTTTATAATACTGCTGTGTTACTTACGAGTGGTGTATCATATACTGCTACAATTGGTAGTGGTGGCGCTGGTGGTCCGGCGGGTCCGCCGGCCGGGACTAGTGGTACTCCCAGCCACCTGGTTGGAACTGGATTAGTTACCATTACGGCCATCGGTGGTGGCGCTGGGGGCGGATATGCTCAGCCAGGCTTGGCTGGTGGTTCTGGTGGCGGCGGTGGCGGTAGCAATAATCCCAATCCCACCGGCGCAGGCGGCGCTGGGACAGTCGGGCAAGGAAATGATGGTGCTCGAGGACCCGGCACGGGGTCTCCATGGTTTGCCGCTGCTGGTGGTGGTGGCGCTGGTGGTATTGGCCAAACCGGCACGGGGTCAGGCTCTGGGACCGGCGGAGCTGGCGGCATTGGCTCACCATATACTATTACCGGTGCCGATGTAACCTATGCCGGTGGTGGTGGTGGTGGAGCCTCGAACTCCGGCGGGCCCGGTGGTCCTGGCGGTGGTGGCGCTGGTGGTGTTGGGGCTGGCCTTGGGCTCGCTGGTACTAACGGACTTGGTGGTGGAGGCGGTGGCGGTGGCGGTAACTGGGTAG